ATGCCCGTGCCGGGTTATAAACTGGTGCCCAAGCGGGCGACCCGGCAGTGGGCCGACGACAAGGGGATGCACGTCCTGTGGCTCAACGCCGGCATCTGCCCTACCAAGTACCAAGAGATCAAATTGCGCAGTCCTTCTCAAATGGAGAAGGTCTGCAAGGAGCACGGCGTGGAGTTCCCGGCCAATCAGGTCGTGAGCGTCTCGTCAGGCAACACCCTCGCACCGGAGAGCGATCCCCGGCCCGCGGCGGTGCTCATCGGGCAGCAGTTGGTTGCTGCCCTTTCTAAACTGAAGTGAAAGGTTCAATCGTGTCCAATATCGTTGCGTTCTCTCAAGCCGGTCTGCCGGCAGTTTCCTCCCTCTCCACGGCCCTCCGCGCCATCGCACCTGACGTGGGCTCTGCCACCGTCATCGTGAAGATGGACAAGACGGGCCACTGGGTGTTTGGCGCGGATCAGACCGAGGTGGAAGACGGCTCCCTGTGGGCCGTCAATCCGTTCTCGTTTGTCCACGGCTTCATCGCGTGGGGTGAGGGTGAGGTGCTGGGCGAGAAGATGGTCGGCATCACCCAGCCGCTGCCCGAACTCGACGTGGCTCCGCAAGGTGCCAAGCGGGGTTGGGAGGCACAGGTGGGGTTCAGCTTGAAGTGCGTCAGCGGCGAAGACGCCGGCATGGAGGCGCGGTATACCGTGACTTCTGTCGGCGGCAAGCGCGCAGTGCAGACGCTGGCGGTCGAGATCGCCACTCAGGTGGAGAAGGACCAGACCAAGCCGGTGCCGGTGATCGTTCTCGGGAAGGATCACTACCAGCACAAGAGCTACGGGCGCGTCTACACGCCCGAGTTCAAGGTGCAGCACTGGGTCGGCATGGACGGCGCGGCTGACGAAGCCACCGAGCCTGCCGAGGCGCCCGCCGCCGAGCCGGCACCGACTGGCCGTCGTCGTCGCGCGGCCTAACCAAGAGAGGGGGCCGGGGTCGAAAGGCCCCGGCTTTTTGCTATGGTCTATTACAACGAGATCGACCCCTATGCGGCGCAGTGGCTGCGCAATCTGATTGCAGCGGGTCACATCGCGTCGGGGGTGGTCGATGAGCGGTCTATTTGCGACGTGGATTCTGCGGACCTCGCAGATTTCACGCAGTGTCATTTCTTCGCCGGTATCGGCGTCTGGAGCCTCGCCCTGCGCCGCGCCGGATGGCCCGACGACCGGCCTGTCTGGACGGGCTCCTGTCCTTGCCAGCCTTTCAGCGCCGCAGGCAAGCGAGACGGTTTCAGTGACGAGCGCCACCTCTGGCCGCACCTGTTCCGTCTCATCGCGCAGCGCCGCCCTGCAGTCGTCTTTGGCGAGCAGGTTGCAAGCCGCGACGGCCTTGAGTGGCTCGACCTTGTACAAGCTGACTTGGAAGGCGCGGATTACGCCAGCGCAGCGGTCGATATCTGCGCTGCGGGCGTCGGCGCCCCCCACATCCGACAGCGGCTCTACTGGGTGGCCGACGCCGACGACGCGCGATTGGAAGGACGGCTCGCAGTGCGACAACGTGCCGACGAACGCGCTGCTGGGCCGCACGGCGTGGCTGACGGGCTGGCCGACGCCGACAGCGAAGATCAGCGCGGGCGGCGAATACAAAGACCCGGACAAGGCGATGGCGCGGGCGTTGGGGCCGCATGCGAACGACCTGCGGGATTTCGCGCAGATGGCGGGCTGGCCAACACCGAGAGCCAGCGAAAGGCCGCAAACGAACTTCGACGAGATAGCGGAGAACGGCAGCAGTTGGAAGGGGCAGGGGCGCGGCGCAACAGTTGCGACGATGGCCGAGATGTTGCGCAGCAACCCGCAGCCGGCCCGACTAACGGCCACTGGGCAGATGCTGACTGGCTCCACTGCCGGGATGGAAAGTGGAGGCCAGTTGAACCCGGCACATTCCCGCTGGCTCATGGGGCTACCGCCCGAGTGGGACGCCTGCGCGCCTACGGCAATGCCATCGTCCCGCAAGTCGCGGAAGCCGTCATCCGGGCCTACATGCAATGATCTGGATTGACTTCGAAACCCGCAGCGCCTGCGACCTCACGGTCGCGGGCGTTTACAACTACGCGCAGGACGCGAGCACAGAAGTGCTGTGCATGGCGTATGCACACGATGATGATGAGGTGCAAATTTGGCAACCGAGCCAAGAATTTCCAAAATCAGTTCGGCAGGCCGTGCTGGCCGGTGAGCGCGTCTATGCCCACAACGCCGCGTTTGAGCGGCTGATCTGGACGTATGTCCTGTGGTCAGACCACAACGCGCCCGTGCCTAAGCTGGAGCAGTTCGTCTGCACCGCCGCGCAGGCCCGCGCCAACTGCGCGCCTGGCTCGCTGGAGGACGTGGGGCGGTTTGCCGGCGCCAGTATGCGCAAGGATCACAAGGGCGCTGCGCTGGTGCGCAAGTGCTGCATCCCGCCGTTCAAGCACACCGAGCAAGACCTGGCCGACCTGGTCCACTACTGCGCGCAGGACGTCCGTGCGATGCGGGCCATCAGCAAGGCCCTGCGCCCGCTGTCTGCCGAGGAGTTGTCCGACTACTGGGCAAACGAGCGCATCAACGACCGCGGCGTGCTGGTGGACGTAGACCTGGCCAAGGCCGCGCAGCCCTACGCTGTGGAGGAACTGGACGCGATCCAGCAGGAGGTGCGCGAGGTGACGGACGGCGAGATCACGTCGGTGCGCTCGCCCCGGATGCGCGAGTGGGTGTGGTGGCGGGTCGGCCCCGAGGCGCGCCGTTTGATGACGGTCCACAAAGACGGAGAAGAAAAGCAGTCCATCGACAAAACCGTCCGTGCCGCGCTGCTGATCCTAGCAGAGGAGAACCCCGATGAAGTACCCCCTGACGCGGCGACCGTCATCCAGTGCGCAGATGACCTCTGGGCCTCATCGGTCGCCAAGTTCGTCCGTATGGCCAACCTTGCGGATGTCGAAGATCACCGTGTGCGTGGCGCGTTCGTGTTCGCTGGCGGTGCTGCCACAGGCCGGGCGTCCAGCTACGGCCTGCAGGTCCACAATTTCGCCCGCAAAGTCGCCAAAGATCCGCAGGCCGTCCGTCATGCGATGTGCCGTGGACATCAGATCGTTCCTGCGTTCGGCAAGCGGGTCACCGACGTCTTAAAGGGGATGCTGCGCCCGGCGTTGATCCCGGCAGCGGGTAAACAGTTCGTCGTCGCTGACTGGTCGGCCATTGAAGGCCGCGTGAACCCGTGGCTGGCCGCAACGCCTGCGGGGGACACCAAGCTGGAGGCGTTCCGTCGCGGGCTGGACGCCTATATCGTCAACGCTGCCGCGACGTTCGGCGTCACATACGACGCCATATTGGCCGGCTACGAGGCCGAGGACGCTGTGTCCACCGGGCAGCGGCAGATCGGCAAGGTGCAGGAACTCGCCTGCGGGTTCGGGGGTGGCGTGGGCGCGTTTGCCGCGATGGGGCGCGTGTATGGCGTGAACCTGCCAGAGCATGAGGCCAAGCGCATGGTGGGCGCCTGGCGCAAGGCCAACCCGTGGGCGCCGCTGTTTTGGAGTGATCTTGAGCGGGCCTACATGGGTGCCATGCGGCGCAAGAGTCAGGCGGTGCCGGCAGGGCGAGTGTCCTACCTGTTTGATGGGGCTCATCTCTGGTACGCGCTGCCGTCTGGGCGCATACTCTGCTACCCCCACGCGCGACTCGACTCGGATGGCATCAGCTACGCCAAAGCCTCATGGAAACCCGCCGCTGATGCCAAGGAGTGGCCTCGCGCGCGCCTGTGGCCGGGTCTGGCGTGCGAGAACGTCACGCAAGCCGCGGCGCATGACATCTTGCGCCATGCGCTGCGTGAACTTGAGCGCGAGGGCGAGGATGTGGTCCTGCACGTCCACGACGAAATTGTCTGCGAGACGAGCGATCCTGCGCGAACAACCGAACTGATGAAGCGGGTGATGACCAACCCGCCAGCATGGGCGGCGGGTCTGCCGCTGGGCATCGGCATCAAAACAATGGAGAGATACGGCAAATGACATCACAAGAATTCATTGAGTACTTGTCCGCGCTCGCGCCTGCTGGCGAGACGGCGCTCATCGTGCGGCAGACGCCGCGCCTGGTGAACGGGGAGATGCAGTTCCACGCCAACGGCGCGATCAAAGCAAGCTGGCCGGCGTACCTGCCCACACGGCGGATCAAGCAGGGTGAGGCGTGGTTCGGTAACACCGCCTCGTTCATCGTCGACCGATTCATTGACGGCAAACCGTCAGCCGGTGCGGCCAACTGCGAGTACGTGCTGGTGATGATGCTGGACGACGTGGGCACCAAGAGCAAGACGCCCCCGCTGGCTCCGACGTGGATCATGGAGACGTCAGCCGGGAACTATCAGTGGGGCTACGTCTTCAGTGACCAGCCCACCAAACTGGAGTTTGTTGGCGCCATCAACGCCATCGCCGCTGCGGGCTACACCGACGCGGGGGCCTGCAACCCGGTCAGAAATTTCCGACTGCCTGGCTCGGTCAACTTCAAGCCCGGCAAGGACGCGTTCGCCTCGCGCCTGGTGGAGTTCACGCCCGGGCGTGAGTACACGCTGGCCGAGATCTGCGCCGGCCTGGGCGTCACGCCCGAGGTGGTGGAGTCGTTGGGGCCGCGCCCGGTGCGCCTGTCCGATGACGGGGCTGATGACGTGGCGACATGGTTGTCCGAGCAGGGCTTGGTGCTGTCGCGTCCGAACACCGAGGGCTGGATGGGCGTGGTGTGCCCCAACGCCGAGGCGCATACCGACGGGAACCCCGAGGGCCGCTACCTGCCCAGTGGGCGGGCGTTCTGCTGCCTGCACTCGCACTGCATTGACCTTGACAGCGCTTGGTTCCTTGAGTGGGTG